TGAGAACTGCTCCCAATTCTTTTGTCAATTCTTTAGCAAGGTCTGGAGCATATTTATTTAAGGCTTTCTTAAGAGCGACCGCGCCTACTACTTCTGTTGGCATCGTTCATCTCCTTTGCTTCATCTTTAAGACCTTCCAACAAAGCCTGTAGCATTATTGGGTCTAAATCTAACAACTGCTGTGGCGCGACTCCCAACCTTATGCTCAGACGAGCAATGAGGTAGGTGAATGGAAGATCGCGCTTTAAGACAAAGGGTCTGAGTCCAACACCTCAACACTTTTTAGAGTGCCGATGAAAGTCTCTAACCTTGCATCTACTGGCTCACCTGACCGCTTAACAACTTCATGAGCTAAAAAATACACTTGAGTCTGGAGTTCTTCCTCACGAAAGGCCTTATGGAATCCTACTTTGTAATGCTGTTCGAATACATATTCGATTAAGGGAGTTACTTCCCCTTGCACTACTTTTCCATCTGTGAATGTAACTTTTAACTGTGCCATGATTTGCCCCTTTGTTGAGTTGTTTAGAATGTGCCTGTGGTTGCTACTGTGATTGCTCCTGAGACCTGAAAAGTCAGAGATTGCACTCCTAGGCTTGCAACATCTCCGTTGATAGGAGTGATTGTATCAATCAAGATTAGCCCACTGTAAAATGGATTTGCTGCTGAGCCTGTTGATGACTTATCTAGTGCGCACTTAAAGTATGCATTAGTAGCAAAGAGAGTGTTAAGTGACTGCAATACAGCAGAAGCTGCATCATCGTTGATTAGATCAACAGTAATGCTGTTATTCTGCAATCCTGCAACATAACGATGGCCAGTATCGCCCATCGCGGTGGTCTCAATCTGATCTACAGAACGAGTCAATGTGAAGCTTGTTACATACGCGCTAAGATCAATTGAGGCAGGGTCTGTCGCACCTACTTTGAAACCGACCTTATTTACTAAACCTTGTGCCATTTTTATTCCTCATCTTTCTTAGTGACTGGTTTTGGTGCTGTTGCAGTTTGACCGATTCGCACGAGCCATTCTGCGTTTGCTTTGTCGTTATCGGACATGATTAACTCCAACTTGTTAGAATTGATACGGACATCTCGCAGCTGAGAAGGTCTCCCGATGCAGCATTGAGAACGCTAGGTGCGCTTATTGCGCCTACATTATAGGTCAAAGAAGATGCAGCAAGTAGTGCGAACACACTAACTACTGTGTCCTCTATTCCATTAAGGTTGCCTTCATTATCAAAAAGTGGCACTGTCATCACAATCTTGAAATTAGCAAGAGGACTAATAGAAATCTGAGAGTTATTGTTAGGTGTCAAGTATGGATCATCGGGTGACACAATAACTGAGTTAGCCAAGACTGTAGCTGGTGGGAATGCAAAAGTCTGCCACTTAGCGTTATTGACCAGAGCAGTCGCTAGTGTGGTTCTAAGTGTTGTGATGGCAACTGGTGGCATTATCCCACCATTGAGCGTGGGTCTAGTGCGTGTGCAATCAATCCTCGCACCTTAGCGAGAAGCTGTGCGCTCATTCGATAAGGGCTTGGCTGGAAATCGACAAGGTTACTGCCCGAAAGGGTTGCAGTACGCGCTTGCCAGATTTCTACAGATATCATTAAAGCTGCTTGCTGGATTGCCATATCAGCAGTCCAGTCTGTTGAGGCACTTGCTGTAACTGTTCCATAAGGATTGACATTATGGCGCGGTTCAACTGCTGGTGTGCCTGTAATTGCATAAGAGATTGAATAATCGCCCACTACTGTAATTGTTTTAGATCCGTTTAAATGAGACTTGTTATTGGTTACAACTACTGTCTCACCTACATAATAAATATCTTTAACAGGTACATCAAAATAAAGAGTTCCTACTGTAGCTGTGTTGCTGTGTGCCACATTAAAATTAACATCTGCCCATAGCATTGGAATAAGGACTGTATCTGAGGCATCACAGACTTCTTGAAGGGTTGCGTCTGGATACAAAGTACCGACTCCGAGAGTTGTACGGAGTTCTGCGACTGTTGTAAGCGACATCCCATTCCTTTCTAAAGACTCTGGGGATCAGAGGGCTACTGACCCCCAGAGCGACTTAGTGTGGCTTACGCCTTGTTGTTCTTAAATGCGCCTGCTCCGACCTTAGTAGCGATTGCTCCAAAGCCGTAGTAGCCGATGGTAATGCTTCCCGCTGCTGTTGATTCTGCGCGCAAGCGGTAGTTAGGTGACTCATACCATGTGTATGCATCTGGATTGACGATGAGGATTGAACCATCTGTGTCAGTACCAGAAGCTGTGTTAGGAGTTACAAATAAGTTCAAACCAGCGACATTACCTTGTAGTGCTGTTGGCGTTACTGCTCCACCAGCGTTCTGTGGTTGTGATGCATTGTAAATTGGACGACCAGTGTCGTTAAGAGTCATGATGTTTGACCATTGTGATGTATTAACAATCATGTTACGAGCAAATGGATTTGGGAGTCCAAGTGTTGCGTTATAGACAGAAGCTGCACCGCGAGCAACAATTCCAAGCAATTCTGATGCTGTTGGGTATGTAACTGTTGTTGTTGCATCTAGTGATGCGCCTGTGATGATTGCTGCATTGACTGCTGCGTCTGTTGCCTTTGCGTACGCTGCACCCATGTTGCGCACTAGCTCATCAAAGAATGCTGGAGATGTACGATCTAGCAATTCAACAGAGAATGTCTGCTGTCCTGCATACTTCTTTACATCTACTGATAGGTAAGCTGAGTTCTGATCTGTGTCAGAGAATGCTGCGTTTTCTGCTGTTACTGCAACAGTTGGCATTGCTGTGATTTTTGGAATCTCAAAAGTCATACCTGCATCTGGCAATACTCCACGAGAGATTGCTTCGATTGAAGGACGGATTGTTGTGCCAAGTGGGTTGATAATTTCTGACAACTGACGAGTTGGTACTAGACCAGCGTTATCTGATGTGTCATCTGCTGCGCGTAGGTACTGGCGAGCATCTTCGTCACCTAGTGCTGCGCGGATTGTGTTTTCTGCATACTTAGCTGCTGTCAATTCGATGCGTGGCTTTGTAAAGTATGCTGCTGATACAGTTGGGCGAGCAGCTTCAACCGCTGGTGCTTCAACTGGTGTTGCTTCGACTGCTGAAGTGGTTTGTTCCACGATGGCTGTCTCGCTTTCTGTTGGTAGGGTTTCTTCTTCCACAGCAGATTCTTCTGCTGCAATATCAGTAACTTGAGCTGACTTAAATGCTGGCTCTGTTACTAAACTTGTTTCGACCAAGCGAGCAGCGGATACATAAGTCACGCCATCCTTGATCTTAGACTTGAGGACTTCAGCCCCAATGCTCAATCCTGACTGCAATCCTTCTTCTGCAAGGATAAGAGCCTCTGTACCGCGCTGTGAGCGAGAAACAGAGAACACTGCGTGAATTGCATCTTCTGACTCGCTGAAAGAGACCATGCGACCTAAAGGCTTCTTGTTATCGTGTTGGCTTAGTAGCTTGATTGCTTTAGGGTCTGGAATCTCAATAGAGCCAGACTGAAAGATTACTTTGCCCATATTAGTTGAGCCTGCTTCAACATTGAGAGGCACAATCTTGCCTGAGATAGTGCGACTTGCTGAATCTGCTGTTAGTTCAGCTGAGAAGGTGATTACTTGGTTCATTGCATACCTTGACTTCCATTAGGTGTTAGATCAGTCATTTCCATTGCTTGTTCTGTCGTAATGAGATTAAGACTAAGTAGTTTCTCAATCACTGCTAACTCTTGCATTGGGTCAGTGCGCAAGAAGTTCTTATCAATATCAAACTTCACTACATTGCCTCGAGCAGTAATATCATCCATAGACAAGCGATCTTCAATCGCACTTATAAAAGGCTGCAAAGATAGCTGAAGAAACTGTTTTCTTTCGTCTTGAACATTATTGTATGTATAACTCGAGTTCTGGTCAGCAGATACATAGATTGCTGGAACATTGCACAAGCGAGCAATTTCAGTTGCAAGATTTTGAATTGCCTCACCATACATCATGTCTTTAGGTGAAAATTGAACGGGAACATACTCAAGAGTAGAAGTCAAGTAAGCAGTGGAGCGATTATTTCTTGCGCTTTTGAAAGCAGCTAATAATCCAGAGACTTCTTTAGGGTCTAGGTCTGCACCATTGTTCCGAAGTATGCCAGTTGGCATTGGTTGTGAAGCTGAAACCGCTGCTGCTTTTTGCACATCAATAGCTGCGCGAATTGTTTGAATGCCAGTAGTTAAGATTCCAGGAAGCAGACTTTGGAATGTAATTAAACTGCCTAAGCCGTCCATTGGTAAAGTCATGCCATCAACAGCATAAGATTTTACAAAAGTGTTAGTGCTATCAAGTGTTGCAGTTACTCGATTGTTAGCAATCCATTCAAATCGCGAAGGCCTGCCATCCTCGGAATAAATCTCAACGCATTTCCAGAAGGCCTGCGAATATAGGAGCAACGATTCCACTGTGTATGCAATCGTCACAGATCGTGGTTGTGAATAAGAAGGTTGCTCTAACCATGCGGGTGAGCCAAGTTCTTCATTAGTAGATTTTTTGTAAAGCTCTAAAGGAATTGCTCCGATTGTGCCAGCTAAAAGATTTCTGCATCTCATTAATGCAGGTACGCTGAGAGCATCTTCTCTGCTAACAAAAGCATATTGAAATGGCATTGCATAAGGTGAATACTCACCAAGAACCTGAGGTGCAGACTGAGCTTCTAATAAAGGCTTAGACTGGAGACCGAATGTTTGCAAGATGCGACCCATAGACATAAATGGTAGCACATGTCAAGTATTTGACATACCACCCAAGGTGTGTCTAAGTGTAAATCTGAGGTTTAGGTGCTGGAAGCATTAACTTGCTTACAGTCATTGCAACTCCAATAATGGCACTTATATCGCCTGCCGATTTGCGCTTTATGATTCTCCAAGCTGAGTCATTGACTTTAGCTGCACAATTATTGAATTGCTGGACTAATTCTGCCTGACCATTATGGACAACCTTGTGAGTCACTAATCCAGTCAATAAATCACCACATGCCTGATAGAACTGCTGGCCTGAGACATCCTCGGTCATAACTCCAGCCTGCTTTAATCTATCGGCTATAGATTGAGTTGCGTATTTGTCGTAGCAGACTAGGCGCGGTCTGTAAAGGTCACACCAGCCTTTAATGGCAGCTGCAATCTTTAGATCATCAACTGCGACCTGAGAACTCCAAGTCTCCATAATTCCGATGCCAATCCTTCCATCTGGAAGTAATTGTCCAGCGACTAAAGATGCGTTCCTTCTCGAAGGACTGACATCGAAACCAAATATAGTATAAGCCCCAACTGGCAATTCTAAGGTGTTATCGCTTGTCTCCTCAAGGATGCCATGAGGCCAGGGACTTTGAAGCGAATCAATCCACTGGCATAAAGTCTCAGTACGAGTGGTCTCAATAGGAGCAGTTGCTATAGCTTCTTCAATAGATTCTTTAGTGACAGTAAATCCAAGTGCAGGATTGCTAGGTGCTACAGCATCGCGCCAAAAAGCCTCTGATCTAATGTCTATCTTGCAATACTGTGGCGCAGAATACTCATAATAGCCAAAGGTCTCTGGCGGGTAATCTTTAGCGCGTTCGACAAGCGAATTAAGCACTGTGCTAAAAGCATCGCCTGCATTGCTAGTTAAAAATGTCTGAGCATTAGCTCTAGCGCGAGTAGTAGGG